TGCGCATGGGCTGGCCGTCGGTGTCGGTGCTGTCGGGCAAGGACATCCACGACGTCCTGATGACGGACGTGGACAACTACACCGGCGACCTGACGATCGACGAGTGCTTCGGCCTTGGCCTGAAGCGCACACAGACCTACATGTCCGCCGGCATGGTGGTGGCCGAATCGAGCCCGGCAACCGACTACGCCGACGGTGCGTGGAAGCCTCTGCACCCACACCAAGGCCCGCCGGCGGCCGGCATCGCGGCGCTGTACGCGCGCGGCGACCGCCGACGCTGGTACTGGCCATGCCCGGAGTGCGGCGAGCGGTTTCAGGCAGCGCCAGGCTATGACGGCTTCGCGTTACCACCGATGGAGGAACTGCTCGAACGGGTCGTGCTGGACGACGTGCAGAAGATGGCGCGGCACTACTCGCTGCTGCACTGTCCGCACTGCGGTGTGGGCCTGCAGCACCGGTGGAAGGACGGGATGAACCGCAGCGGAGTGTGGGCAGCGGAGGGCCAGGTCGTGCACGCCGACGGAACGGTCACCGGTGAAAGGCCGGAAGCGCGCATCGCCAGCTACTGGCTGGGTGGTGTTGCAGCCGCCTACCAGTCCTGGGAATCGCTGATCGAGCGCTACTTCCAGGCGCTGCGGACGTTCGCCACCACCGGTGAAGAGCGGCCGCTGAAGACCACGCACAACGTCGACGGCGCGATCAACTACGTGCCGATGGCAGCGCGCTCTGCCAGTGATCCGAACGAGATGCAGGAGCGGGCCGAGGTCTGGCCTGCGGGTGCTGTGCCGGCGGGCGTGCGTTTCCTGCTCGGTGAGGTCGACGTCCAGGCCAACCGGTTCGTCGTGCTGGTGCTGGGCTTCGGTATCGGGGAATCCGGGCAACTAGAGCGCTGGGTGGTCGATTCCTTCACCCTACGCACCTCCAAGCGGGAGGACGGTTCGGGCGGCTTCCTGCCACTGGACCCTCCGAAGTACCTGGAAGACTGGGAACGCCTGGTCGAAAAGGTCATCAGCCGGCGCTACCCGCTGGACGATGCCACCGGCCGCAGCATGCCGGTGCATGCAGTGGGTATCGACTGGGGCGGCAAGTCGGGCACCTCGGTGCGCGCGCTGGAGTTCTGGCGTTCGCTCAAGGCCAGGAAGCTGCACGCCAGGGTCAGGCTGATCAAGGGCGACGCGCGCCGTGAGGGTGGGCTGTTCCGGGAGACCTTCCCGGACAGCAGCAAGCGCCGGGACCGCAAATCAGGGTCGAAGGGCGATGTGCCGCAGCTGCTGCTCAACGTGGACCGACTGAAGGACACGGTGGACGCCAACATCAAGCGGGCCGAGCCCGGGCCGGGCTACTACCACTTTCCCGACTGGCTGCCCGAGGCGTTCTACGCGGAGCTGACGGCCGAATCGAGGACGGCCCGAGGCTGGGAAAACTTGGCCAAGCGCCGCAACGAAGCCTTCGACCTGTGCGGCTATGCCGAAGGCATGGCGCTGTGGCTGAAGGTTCCGGCCATCAACTGGACCGCGCCGCCGGCATGGGCCGCGCCGTGGGACGACAACCCAGACGTGAGGGCAGACGACGTCGCGCCGGCGCCAACGCCGCGCACGCGAACCCGCCGCGTCATCCGAAGCAAGTACCTGGGACGCTGATATGGCATTTACCAAAGAACAGGTCGCGAAGCTGGAGGCAGCTATCTCGGCGGGCGTCCTGAGCGTCCGCTACGCCGACCGAACAGTGACCTACCAAAGCCTGGACTCGATGCGGCGGCTGCTGAAGCAGATGCGGGACGAGATTGCCCAAGCATCAGGCGCGCCACGGCGTCGCCGCATCGTGCGCCTCTACCAGTCGGGGACCGGAAATGTCTGATATCGCCGAAGGCCCTTACCGCGCCGCCGGCAATGGCCGACGCCTGCGCACTTTCCGGCCGACCTCGCTCGGGCCCAATGCCGCATTGACGGGCCTGTCCACATTGCTGGCCCGGGCACGGCATCTGGCCCGCAATGATCCGTGGATGGTCAGTGCGCTCAACAAGAGCGTATCCAACGGCATCGCCACGGGCATCCAGGCAAAGCCAGTTTGGGGGTCGAAGGAGCACAAGAAGAAGCTCACCAAGCTGTGGACCCGCTGGGGCAAGTACGCCGATGCAGACGGCGTGCTGGGCTGGGAGGGCCTGCAGGCGCTGTCCTGGCGCGAGTGGAACGAAGCCGGCGAGGTGTTCGCCCGGCTCCGCTACCGGCGGCCCGAGGACGGCTTGCCGGTGCCGCTGCAGGTGCAGCTGATCGAATCGGAGCAGTGCCCGCAGCACTACAACGGCGTGGCCAGCAACGGAAACGCGATTCGACAAGGCATCGAGGTCGATCGCATCGGGCGCCGCGTGGCCTACTGGATGTACCGGGAACATCCCGGGGATCTGCAGCAGACCGTCAACGGCAACGAGTTGGTGCGTGTGCCTGCGGAGCAGGTGCTGCACCTCTTCCGGCCGAGCCGCGCCGGTGCGATGCGGGGCGTACCACGCTCCGCTCCGGCTCTGCTGCGCATGTTCAACCTGGACCGCCTCGATGACGCGGTGCTGGAACGGCAGGCGCTGGCCAACCTGTTCGCAGGCTTCATCACATCAGATGCCAGCGCTGATGGCGACGAGGGCGATGCCGTCGGAGATCTGATCACCGGTGACGACGCCGACGGAACGGCCATCGGTGGCCTGGAACCCGGCACGCTGCAGGAGCTGCCACCAGGTCGGAAAATCGACTTCGCCAATCCGCCCAGTGCCGGCTCGGACTATGCGGAGTTCCTGCGCGGTCACCTGCTGGCGATCTGCGCCAGCCAGGACGTGCCCTACGAGGTGCTCACCGGCGACTTGCGCAACGTCTCCGACCGCGCGCTGCGCCTGATCCTCAACGAGTTCCGCCGTGTCATCGAGCAGGACCAGTGGCTCTACATGATCCCCATGTTCTGCCAGAAGGTTCGCGACGCCTTCATTGATCAAGCGGTGCTGGCCGGCCTGCTGAAGGTGCCACGGTATGCGGCCCTTCGCGACGACGTGACCGAGACCCTGTGGGTGCCCGAGGGTTGGCCGTGGAGCCACCCGGTGCAGGACGTGACATCCGAACTCAAGGCTGTGCGGGCGGGCTTCAAATCACGCAGCAAGGTGGTGCTGGGCGCTGGCGAGGATCCCGAACAGGTCGACGCTGAGCAGGCGCTGGACAACGAGCGCGCAGACGCGGCCGGGCTTCGCTACGACAGCGACCCGAGGCGTACGAACGCCTCCGGTGCCCGGCAGGACGACGAACCCGGCGCCCCTGGCGCCAACAACAATGAAGGGAATGACGATGACGAGTAAGCCTGGCCTCTTGGCCCGAATGCTGGGTCGGGGCAGCCGTGCGCCTGTGGTGGCCTCACTCGCGGCCGCGGTCCTCAATCAGCCGTTGCTGGTGCAGCCGACCATCGGCGAGGCACTGGTGGGCGGCTATCTGGAAGGGAAGGTCACCAGCGACGACAGCGTGCTGAAAGCCGACCGCTTCGAAGTGTCCGGCGCCGACGGGCAGCCGGTGGGCGTCGCCCAGAAACTGATCGGTGTGATCAACCTGTCCGGTGCAATGGTCAACCGGCCGATGCCCGGCGCCAGCGGCCCAGGTCCGGTGAGCTACGCCGCGGTGCGCGACTTCTTCGATGAACTGCTCAACGATGATGCGGTGACCTCCATCATCCTGCGACTGGACACGCCGGGCGGCATGGCGTCGGGCTGCTTTGACCTGGTCGACCACATCTTCGAGGCGCGTGGTAGGAAGCCGGTGTATGCGCTGGTCGATGACCATGCGTACTCCGCTGGTTTCGCCCTCGCTTCGGCCTGCGACGAGATCTGGATCAGCCGCACCGGCGGTGTCGGCTCGGTGGGCGTGGTCCGCTTCCACCATGACTGGAGCGGCAACAACGCACAGATCGGCCTGAAGGTCACCCCGCTTTTCGCAGGTGCCCGCAAGGTCGACTTCAACCCCAACTTCCCCCTCAGCGAGGAAGCGCACGCAGAGGCAATGGCGGATCTGGAGGACATGTACACGCTGTTCGTCGATACCGTGGCGCGCAACCTCGACATGCAAGCC